TAATATGATTTATGATAATAACTATATATTTTTGCCAAATGAAATATTTGACGATTTATTAAAATTAAAATATAGACGCGAATCTCATTTTATATTTACTATTAGTTATTATTGTTTAATAAGTTTTCTATATAGATTTCATTATGATTTTATTTCACCAAGAGAAATTAAAAAGATGTTAGGTTACAATCCAGATTATAAAGATATTGATTATATAATCAAGAAAGATGGATTATTAGATAAGTTTGGATATACCGTAAGTACTTCTGATCATCCAATAGAATTTAAAAGAGATAATTTACTTGGAGATATAATAAGAACAATCAGTGAATACAACAAAGATGATGATAAATATAGAGGTACTTCACATAGACAACAAATTAAACTTCCTGTGAAATGTATGCATAGAACAAGAAGAGATTTAAAAAACAATGAATTAACAGGTACATATTTTTATTCTGACAATGCAATTAAACTAGAATATAAAACATTTATGGATATTATTAAAAATAAAGAGTTAGGATGCAGTGGATTTTTAATTTATTTATTTATCAGAAAACATTATCAAGGATTAATGATGGGATATGAAAATATTGCCAATAATTTACTAATGACAAAAATGACTGTGATTAATAAAATCAAAATATTAAAGGATTTGGGGTATATAAATGTTAAAATACATAGGAGTTATCCAGATAATAATAAATGTAACATTTACAACGCTGTTATACCAATGGATGAACCACAGTGTAATTTTCTATAGGTTAGATTATTATACATCATATAAGAGTAGTTATTATAATATAATTAATATAATACATATAATAATATATATAATTAATAATATATATATTATATATATAATACTCTTTTATATGATATATAATAGTATCACCTTTAGAAAAAAAATAATCTTAAACTGATTGATATAACTAATTTAGGAGGCTACATATAATGTTAAATAACGATAGATTGTACGATACACAACAATTAAACAATAATAATCAAGATAAAAAAGAAAATATTTCCATTGTTGAAGGAAAAATTGTTAATAATAATGGTTTTTATGATTTAAAAGTTCAGCCACATACAAATAGATTCTATAGTGATGAAAGTAATTATGGTATTTATATCTGTTATGATCTTGATAGACCTGAAGTAAAACAAGGTAAATTTGGAGAGCAACAAGAATCATATAGTGATATAACCATTCTTGGCAATATGCCAAAGCTAACACTAGGGAGAGATTATATGGCTGTTGGAGAATTGGTTCATAATAAAAACTATGGAGAACAATTTAAGATACATAGCATATTTAGCAATGAGGTAAATACATCCGAAGATGAAAAAAGTATGATATATGAGTTTGTGTCACAGAGTATATACGATCAAATAGTTGAATTATATGAATTTCCAATTACCTCTCTGTTAAAAGGGGAATTTGATTATAATAAAATCAATGGCATGGGTAAAACCAGATATTCTTCTCTGTTGAAAAAAGCCAATGATAGTCAAAAATACATTAAAGCTATGAATGAATTAAGCGGATATGGAATCTCGTTTAATGTAATTAAATCTATTGTTGAAAGATATGGTTCATCTGAATTGGCTGTTAAAAAGGTTAAAGAAAACCCATATATACTTTATCATGATGTTAAAGGTATTGGATTTCATAAAGCCGATACTATTGCAAAGGCTGTTGGACTTCAACATAATTGTTTACAAAGAATATTGGCTGGTATAGTTTATGCTTTAGAACTAGAAGAGTACGGAGGCAATACATGGGGTTATATAAAAAATGTAAAAGATAAAGCAGAAGAGGTATTATGTTTATCTATAAAAAGCACTGATTTTGATGAATGCTTTCAGGATAAAATGTTTTATGTCGATGAACAAAGAATTGCTATGAAACAACTATGGAACTGCGAAAATATTATTGCGGAAGAATTGAATAGAATTTATTGTAATAATGTCAAACATTTATTCTCTGTTGAAGAAGTTGAAGAAAACATTATAAGAATTGAAAAAGAATTAAATATAAAATATACAGATAAACAAAAAAAGTTATTTTATATAATCAATGATAATAATATATCTGTATTGACAGGATATGCTGGAACTGGTAAGTGTGTGCATGGAGACACATATATTTATACTGATAAAGGCATGATTAAAATTAAAGACATACCTAAACATTATGATGTTTCAAATACATCTTGCACAAGTAATGTGATTAGTTATAATTTAAATGGTAGCAAAAATATTTCAAAAACATCAAATTGGTATGATATTGGTATATCTGATACGATTAAAATAAAAACCTCGCAGGGATATGAAATAGAAGGAACTTATGAGCATCCAATTATTATTATGGATGTAGATGGTAATTTAAAATTTAAAAAAATAGCAGACATTATAAATACGGATATAATAGCAGTTTCAAAAAATAATAATTTATGGGGTGATAATTTTGTAGATTTAGACATTGCTTATGTTATGGGTGTTTTAATTGGGGATGGTTCGTTGAATGGTGTAAATTACAAAAATTCAAGTTATCAAATTTCTTATTCTAAAACAGATAATTATATGTCTAGTAATATCAATGGAATATTATATGAAAAATTTCCAATAACCAAGATAGGAAGAAGAGAAACTGAAAATAAAAGCAGTGTGGAACATGTATTTTCTAATAAACAAACACATAATCAACTTTCTGATCTTGGTATGTGCTGGACTACTTCAGAACATAAATATATACCAGAATCAATATTAACATCAAAAAAAGAATGCGTAGCTTCATTTTTACAAGGCTTATTTGATACCGATGCTTCCGTTAGCACTAAAGGAATAATAGAATATTCAACAGCATCTTATTTATTGGCAAAGCAAGTTCATTTAATATTATTGAATTTTGGTATTATTAGTAGATTACATACAAAAAATGTAAAAGGTAAAGATTATTATATCATTGATATAACCAGTGAATTTTTAAGACAATTTAAATATAATATAGGTTTTAGATTCTGTTTGCATAAATTAAGTAACTTAAATTTATGTTTGGATCGTAATATTAATCCAAATTTAGATGTATTATATTATCAAAATAATAATATAAAAAATAATATTCATAAACAAATACTCGGCAAGCCATATTATAAAAAGCATAATAATAATTATAATATTAAATGCAAAGATGGAATGACTCGAAGTTTAATGCATATATTCGATAACAGGGGAAGGAATTGCAGTAATTATTTAATAAAAAATATAATTGAATCTATAGATATATCAAATCCAATGATAGATTATTTATATAACATATCAAATAATATCTTTTTTGATAAAATTCAATCTATTGAGCAAGGTAAGGCAAATGTTTATGATTTTACTGTTGAAAATACGCATAATTTTATATCCAATGGATTTATAAGTCATAATACATTCACACTTAATGGATGTTTGAAAATGGTTGAAGATAAACTGTTTAATATAGTTTTATGTTCACCAGCTGCTAAAGCTGCAAAGGTTTTATCTAAATCAACCAACCGAACAGCAAAAACAATACATAGAACACTAGGTTGGAAACAAGGAATGTTTGAATATAATAAACATAACAAACTTAGATGTGATTTAATGATTGTTGATGAAGCCAGTATGGTCGATATATATCTGTTTAAAAACTTGCTGGAGGCATTGCCAGATGGATGCAGATTGATTATTGTTGGAGATACAGCACAATTAGAATCTGTTTCTGTTGGAAATGTACTGCATGACGTAATTAATTCAAAATGTTTTCCTGTTGTTGCGTTAACAGATGTGTTTAGACAGGCATTAGATAGCGGAATATTAAATATAGCAACTATGATTCGACAGGGAAAGAAATTTTATAAAGAAAGTGATTATGTTTTAGAAGATGGTGTTAAAAAGGATTTTAAAGCATGGTTTGGAGTGAAGGATGAATCATGTAAAAGAGTAAAAATGTTTTATAGCGAATTAATGAAATCATGGAATATTGAAGATATACTTGTTGTTTCTCCTATGAAGGTAGGGCAATCAGGTATTGTTAATTTAAATAAAGAACTTCAGGAAGTTGTCAATCCACCTGAAAAATATAAAAAAGAAATCAACACAGGTAAATTTATATTTAGAGTTGGAGATAAAGTAAGACATACTAAAAACGATTATAGAGCCGAATGGTTAGATGAAAATTATGAAGTTGTTGAATATGGAATTGGTGTTTTTAATGGTGATTTTGGAGTGATTAAAGAGATTACGAGAGACAATATTATCTATGTTGATTACGGCGATATGATTATTGAATATGGTAAACCATATAAAAATTTAGATTTAGCTTATGCTATAACTGTACACTCAAGTCAAGGAAGTCAAAGCCCTGTTGTTATAGGTGTAATTGATACAAGTCATTATATGAATTTAAAGCGCAATTTGCTTTATACAATGTTTACAAGGGCTGAAAGTAAATTATATGTTGTTGCTGATAAAAAAGCTTTAGGTATTGCGATGTGGAATAATACGATACCTAAAAAGCAGACATTTTTAGAGGAAAGAATAAAAGAAATTTTATAAATAAATTATTATATAAATTTTTTAAAATATATTTTAAAAAACTATTGACAATTTAATTTTTATATAGTATAATTTAATTGTGGATGATTGATTTTAGTATTTGTTTATTTTTTCATTGTAACCCTCCTTTCACTGGTGTCTAGGGCGGCATAACCTAGACACCTTCAATATAAGGGAGTAAAATTATTTAGGGAGAAAAAAATGAGTGAGAATATTGTAAATATAGAAAACATAGAAAGTACAGAAGATACAATAAATGAAAATACGGAAAATACAGATAAAACATTAATTTTAAATTGTTTTAATTGTAAGTATGCTGAAATAAGTCCATTTAATTGTGTTTGTAATAGAAATGTGTTTGTAAATGGAACGAAAGTACTGATACATAAAGATAAACAATATGTGAATTGTCCAGTGCATTCAGATATTGTTATTGAAGATAATGTTGATGATGAATATGAAGTTAGATACAACAGATGTTCATCATGTAATAGGCAAGTGAAAGATAACAACAAATTAATTATAATATATAACAAGGACAATGGCGAAAATGCCGAATTGTGTCCAATTTGTTTTGAAAGATTTAATTTGATTTGATTTTATTTGGAGGTTGGGAATATATGGGGTTTCCTACAAAGGGCTTTAAAGGTAAGATAGATAACAAAGGCATTCCTGATTTTTTATCACAATTAGATTTTAGTTTATCACAGGAAGATAGGATAAAATTAGTAGAAGATATTTTATATACACAGGAATGCAATAATGATACAGTCAAAGACAAATTTCTTGATAAATATTATGAAACTTATTTTGATGAAAAATTTAATAGCAATCCAAATCAAAAAGATTATTTAAGCCATGACAATAATGTTTGTAATTCATTAGAAGCTATGGCTAATTATATTTTATTTGCCGATGATACCGAAAAAGTAAAAAAGACTAAATATAATTTTTACACTGTCGAGCAACTTAAAAAAATATGCAAACATGAGGTTTCACTTCAAGAATTAGTTGAAAAAACTTATAAAGATGTGAAAGATGAGAATATAATAAATTTTATAAAAAATTCTGTAACTAATCATAAAAAAGAAATTAAGCAATATATAAGCAAGCAAGACATTAAAGATATTGAGGCAATTCGGGACTATGAAAAATATAAAAGCAAATTGTATAAAAAATTAGTAGAATTAAGAAACGATAAAACAGATAAAAAATTACAAAAATTTATTTTAAATATATTAAAAGATATTAAGAGTGATCAAATTTACTGTAAAGATACTTTAAAGGGAGTTATATATTTTAAATCACCGCTTAATGATAGTACTGATATTGATTATGAACAATTTGATTTTTTAGATTTCAAGCATGTCAAGGAATTGCTTGGCTGTAACAATACCAATGTATTAACTGATTTAGGTTGTTTGGGGCAATATTTAAATCAAATTATTGAAGATTTAAATTTAAGCGATGATGAAAGATTGGTTTTGGATTTATATCATTCTCACAATGTTAATCAAGAAGATATTGCCATTGAATTAGGATTCTCACAGCAATATGTTAGTAAGATAATAAATAAGATTACCAATAAAGTAATTAAAGCTTATTTTAAACTTTTAGAGGATTGGTATTATACAGAAGTTTGTAAAGGAACTTATAAACAGTGTTCTAAGTGTGGAGAAATTAAATTAATAAGTAGATTTGACAAAGACAAAAATGGTTGTAATTTGGGATTAAAAGGTGTTTGTAAAAGTTGTAGATAGTTATCCGACAAAAGTGGTTGTAAAAGTGCTTAGAAATCTCTTTATATAGTGAGGGGATATATTTTTTAAAAAACTATTGACAAATTAATTATTATATAAAAAAATGCATTTTATAACAAATTAAATCAAAACGATTGATTGACCTTTGGTAGTCTACGTGACCCAAGGGCTTTTTATAAATCTGAAACGCTTGTTTAAGCCAACAGATATAGATACCGATTACAGAGCGGTTAAACTCCTGTTTGAAGTGTTAAATTGGACGCAATTTGTAAAAGATGCTATTGCCCTACAAAAATAGGTAGAGTAATAGCACTTGCCTTAACAAAACGTATATACTGTACGTTTTTTGTTTTTTAAAAATAAATGGATGAAAGGAGAATTTTATGGTAAATATTAAAAAAAGCAACACAATAGAAATTAACGCAAGTGGTTTTCTAACCGATGTAACAGATACATCATTAACTTTTGAAGATGAAAAAACTGGTTCGCAAGAACTTGAATTTGCAATTTTAAAAGATTTTATAGGAAAAGAAATCAGATTGAAGATAAGCAATAAAGAACCAGTGGTTTAATTTGGAATTAATTAAATATTTTACAATTTAATTAATATATAAAGCATGAACGGTCTGTACAACCGAAGCACTCTATGACTCCAGAGTGCTTTTTTCATGCTTAAAAATAGGAGTCAAATAAAAAATAAGGAGTCAAAAAATGAAGATTAAAGTATCAGAAGTAGTATTTAGAGAGGATTTATATCCAAGAATTCAGCATGATGCAGCATTAGTACAGAAATATTCAGAGAATTTAGATGTGTTGCCGCCAATTGAAATAAATCAACATAATATATTAATTGATGGATTTCACAGATGGACAGCATATAAAAAGGCAGAAGTCGAAGAAATAGAAGCAATAATAATTGAAACAAAGTCAGAAGCCGAATTGTTCGCTATGGCTATAGAAAAGAATAGTAAGCATGGTCAGCAGATGAATGATAAGGATAAGAAAAAGTCAGCTATAAGACTTTATGGTGCGGGAACAGGAATTGATAAAGATGAAATAGCGAAAATATTGTCGGTTAGTAAAAGAACTATAAATAGTTATTTAACTGATATTGATAAACAGATAAGAGAAGAACGAAAAGAAAAAGTATTTGATATGTATATGAAATGTTTTTCGATGGATGAAATAGCCGAAGAATTAAAGGTAACCAAAGAAACAATATCAAAAGATGTTTGTCAGATTTCGGAGGATGTTCTTAAATCTGACAAAGTTAAAGCTGAATACCTAGATTCCGATTTCGAAACTCCACTATACAACATATGGACATTTGCAAGGAAAACAAACGATGTAAGTCATTTTGGAAATACTGAGGTAAGAATAGTAGATAACCTATTATATTTATATACTCAACCATTTGATATAGTCGTTGATCCATTCGGTGGTGGTGGTAGCACAATTGATATATGCAAGAAAAGGCTAAGGAGATATTATGTATCAGATAGGAAACCTATAGTTGAACGTGAAGGCGAAATAAGAAAACTAGATATATGTGAATCATTGCCAGAACTAAATAAAAGATGGTCAGATGTTACATTAACTTATCTCGATCCACCATACTGGAAACAAGCAGAAGGAGAATATAGTAACGATAAAGAAGATTTGGCAAATATGAGTCTAAATGATTTTACAAAGAATATATGTTCTGTTGTTGATAGGATAGCAAGCAAGCAAAGTAAGGGAGTTATTGCATTAATAATACAGCCTACGCAATGGAAGTCAGATAATAAAGAGTTTACAGACCATGTATTTGACATTATAAAAGGCGTTAAGGCTAAAAACTTAATATTAGAAAATAGGATATCATGTCCTTATTCAACACAACAATGCACACCCCAACAAGTTAACTGGGCAAAGGAAAATAAGAAGCTTCTTGTATTATCAAGAGAGTTGATAGTATGGAGGTTTGTGTAATGACAAGACAAAGGAACGATAAGTATTCAACTGAATTCGGTTTATGGACAAGAGGACAATTAGAAGGTCAAACAAATGTTGATATTATAGATAGTGATAATGGTTATATAGCTACTGATTTAGATTATATTTGGGCTAATTATAAGAAGAAAGGGTTTATGCTAATTGAAGAAAAACGATATAAAAGCAAAATGAGCTATTCACAAAACAATTTGTTTAAAATGATAGATACAATTATAAAGACATTTCAACGATTTGTATATTTATATTTAGGATATGTTTACAAAGGATTTCACCTCATTACATTCGAGAATACTAATCCTGACGATGGAAAAATCTATATTAATAATACTGAAGTAACAACAGAAGAATTAATAGATTTTTTAGCATTTAAAAGCTCGCCAGAAAAATATATTGGATATTTTGAAGTAAATAGCATTGCAAATTAATAAACAAATTAATATAACCGAGCTTACTACGCCTCTTTATAAAAGCGTACCAGAGTAAGACTTTTTTTATTGCCTTCTCTTCCCTGCTAGTGGTTTTAAAAAGAGAGAAAACCTATTTAAATTTAAATATGATCGGATGAAAAATAAACTAGCTAATATCCATAATTTAAATTAAATATACACACTGGTTAAGGTTTGAGTGTGATAAAAGCCTATAGGATAGTCAATCTGGAGAGCTATTATCTTTCGAGTTAATAGAGTTGATGAAGGAATGGCTATTTTTTTATTTTGCCGAAATGGAGATTAATATATGGATAAAAAGGATTGTTTAATCGAATTAGGAATACAGAAAAGAAACGGAAAATTAGATTTAACTTGGGATGAACTTGGATATAAATTTGGAAAAACAGGAGAACAGGTTAGATGTAGTGTAAAAAAATATTTAAAAAATAAAGGTGAACTTTCAGGATTTTATCACAAAGATAGAAAAAACATTCTATTCATTTCAGATCAGCACTGCCCCTTCAATGTTCCAAAAGAAATTTTCAAAGATTACATAAATAAAATAGATATACTTATATTTGGTGGTGATGTTCAGGATTGCCAAGCAATAAGTAAATTCATAAAGAAATATAGAATTCCATTTGTTGATGAAATGGTTTATACCAGACAACACATGATGGATGTTATAGATTATATAAAACCTAAAAAAGTTATAGTTTTAAAAGGCAATCATGAAGTCAGATTAATTAATTATCTAAGCGATAAAGTAACTGATTTATTGCCATTAATGCCTGAAACAAGCCTAGACTTAATTATTAATAATGGATTTTTTAAATACGATCATGAGAATAAATCGAAAATATATTACAGTCCATTGTCTGAAATATTTGATATAGATATAGAATATGATGGTGATTGGTGGACTCAAATTGGAGATATAATATTTAGTCATCCCAAAGCCTTTAAAACAGGTATTTTGAGTACAACGGAAAAGGCATATACCTATTTTCTTCAGCAAGGATTACAATTCAATTGTTTGATAACTGCTCATACTCATGCGAGTGCATTTACTAAGTATGGTAAATGTTTTATGTATGAAAGTGGTTGTTTGTGTAGTGAGCCAGAATATGCTAATAGTGGAAATCTTCAAAAGCCTCAATCCCAAGGTTATTTATTCATAACAATGATTAACAATAAATTTAATTATGATGGTAGTAAATTAATTTTACTATAGATGCAATAGGTTGGTGATAAAAAATGAATGAACAATTACCTGAATTTAAGAAAGTCGATGCTGTTATCGATGGAGAATATGTTGAAAAATTCTTTATTAATCAACAGGAAGTTACATCGGAAGTATACTATAAATTACTTGAAGACAGAATTGTTACTAATCAACCTACTAAAGAAGATATTCAAATTGAAAACTCTGTAGACTTACCAAATGAAAAGGAAGTAGAATTTAACGAATATGTGAATTCACTAGTGTTTTTAATCAGAGATAATGAAGATAAAATGTTTGATATTTTGTTGGATGAGTTGACTTATCAATATAAGTCGGGATTTTTAGATGGTCAATTATTATTAAATAATTCATATGCAAAAGCTTTTAGGCAAAATAATAGATTATTGCAAAATAAAATTTTTGATTTACAAGATGAATATGATAAAGACACATGACCGACAGGTTATTTTTTTACGGATTTAAAGGATGTGATTAACGATGCCGAGAGTAACTAACGCAATTAGAAAAAATGAGATAAAGAAATATTGTAGAAAATGTGGTGAAAAAACATATCTCGATGACTTTTATATTAATAGAGAGTGGAAAGCTGAACACTTTAGAGATGCATGGTGTAAAAAGTGTGTAAATAATTATGTTTGCGATGAAGAGACACTTAAAGAATATTGTGAATTTAACAAACGTGTATTCAGAGAAGAATTATGCGTTTGGGTAGATGAAAAATTAAAAATTGATTTTGAGAATGATAAAAAATATGTTAGATGTGTTGATTTTAATAAAAAAGATAGAATTTTTTGGGATGCATTTAAAAAATTGTTTTTTCAACACATGAACCGAATTCAACATTATAAGTTCTCTGGAACACTAACAGAAGATGAAATAATAGAATTAAAAGAAGATAGAAAAGATAATCCTGATGCCAACAGGGGATTAGAATTGGATTATGGTAAAAAAACTTATAGTGCTGAATGGCATGGATTTTATTCTGTTGGTGAATTAAATTATCTTAATAAATATTTCAATGGATTACAGAGAGATTTTAAATTAGAAAATTCAGCATATATAGATTATGCTAAAAAGGTTTGTAAAGCTTCTCTTGCAATGGATAAAGCGTTTTCTGATATGTGTGATGGAAAAATGGGAGCAGATAAGAGGTATAAAGATTTTAAGGATATATTCGATCAATTATCTCAATCTGCTAAATTTGCTGAAAAAACTAGAACTGAAAACGATAGTGTAGGTTTTGGTAGTCTTGGTGAAGTAATAAAGAGAATGGAAACAACTGGATTTTTACAAAGAAAAATAGAGTTTGAAAAAGATGAAATAGATAGAGTTATAGATGATTATAGGTGGATTGTAACTGCTGTTGGGGAGGAAATTTAATATGAATTTTTCCTTCAAAAAACAAGCAAAACAATACAATAAATATAATGATGGTAGTTGTGTTGAAAGCAATAAAGTAGCCAGAAAAGATGAAATTGAAAATGTTTATGAATGGGAAAAGCAAATTTGGTATTGGCGAAGTCATGTAGATGTATTCATTGAAGAATATTTTTCGACAGAGGACAAGCCAGTAAAATTATTTCCGTTTCAAAAAATGATTGCCCGAAGCATTGGCAACTGTGAAATTATAGATGATGTTGAAAGTCGTTCGTTAGGTAAGACATGGAAAATGGGTTGGATATTAAGTGCTTTAGCTGTTTTATATCCAGGCAACCAAATATTGGTAGTTTCCAAAACTGTTAGACAGGCTATTCTAACAGTCAAATATATTGAGATGGCAGCAAATGATAATCCTAATTTATCCAGAGAAATTGTTTTTCCAATTCGAACTTCAAAAGATATGGCTGTAGTAAAATTTAAAAACGGTAGTCAAATTGAAGCTTTAGCTATGAATATTGATGGTAGTAATATCAGGGGACTTCGTAAGAAAATAATTTATATTGATGAATCTGCTTGGGTTAAAACTGAAGTTATACAGTCTGTGCTAATGCCTATCTTACAATATAAGAGAAATATTTATTGGAAGTTTAAAGATGAAGGATTTGAGGATTTTAAATCTAAACTAATACAGACATCATCTGCATATTTAAAATCATGTGAATTTTATCCTAGATTTAAACAGACATTGAGAGATATGAAGAATGGAGATACTGGAAAATTCGCATGTGCATTAAATTATAAAGCTGGTATTAGATATGGTATTATAGATGAACATTTTGTTGAAAATCAAAAGAATTTAATGCCTATCACTAGTTGGGAAATGGAATGGAACTCGCGCTTTATTGGTGCTACAGAGGGTTCATACTTTCCATACGAATTAACAGAGGCTTGCAGAACGCTTGAACAAATAGAAATTAGTCAAGCCAAACAAAGTAAATCGAGATATATTTTATCATGTGATATAGCTACTTCTGCTGCTTCTTATGCTGATAATGCTTGTATATGCGTTATGAAAATATCACAAAAATCCGATGGTACATTTCAAAAATTTTTAGTTTTTATCAGGTCTTATCATGGATATAAATTAGAGTTATTGGCAAATGAAATTAGAAAAACATGTGTAAGATTTCCGAATATAGAAAAGGTAATTATAGATATAAATGCATTAGGCGAAGGTATTATATCATTGTTAAATACGCCTTTTGTAGATGAAAACAATAAAGAATACTCTCCATTTATTTTAGATAGTTTTGAAAAAACTGCTGGCAATGCATTGCCTATTATACGTGGCGTTAGAGCAGATAATAAATTTAATGCACGTATGGCAACTTGCACTAGGATGTTTTTAGAGAATAAATCATTATCATTACCTGTATCATCGGCTTCTATGAGAAGAGAGGTCGAGTTAAATGATGATAAAAAAGAAAAAGATACGGTTAAGGCAAAGCGAAATATGTTAATGGAAGAAATTGCTGTTTATATTGAAACAGATGCTTTGCAATACGAAATGGGTAATATAATTCCAAAAGTAACCGTATCGGGGAATATATTGTATGATGTTCCATCTCAAACATTACATAAGGATAGATATACAGCTTTGGCAATGGCAAATGAATGGGTTTTTACACTTGAGGAAGTAAATAAAGATGCAAAACGTACCGAGACAGAATTCTGCATTGGTACTGCATACAATTGGTAGTTAATTAAATTATTATATATTTTTTATGGAAGGCAAATCAGATTAGCTATCTGATTATGTTGCTCTCTAGTCAACGCCTTCCTTTATTATTACTAGAGAAATAATCAAACTAGAGGTGAAAATATGAGTAAAAAACATTCTTATGAATTTGTTAAAGGTGTATTTGAATCTAAGGGATATGAATTATTAAGTAAAGAGTATGCTGGATGCGAGATTAATTTGGATTATATTTGTTCAAAACATAGAAATATTATTCAAAATGTTAGATTTAATAATTTATATAATGGTAAAGGTGGATGTAGATTTTGTGGGCAAGAAAGAACTGCTAATGCGAGGCGTATTGATTACAATATTGTTAAGAAAGCCTTTAAAAATAAAGGATTGATATTATTAAGTAAAACCTATATTAATGATAGGCTACCATTGGATTATAGATGCATAAAACATAAAGATGTCATTCAACAAATATCTTATGATTCTATAAGGTCTAAAAAAGGTGGTTGCAGTATATGTGCTAGAGAAAGAACGGCTAATGCAAAAAGGCAGTCTTTTGAAGATGTTAAAAGTTTTTTTGATTTAAAAGGATTGATTTTGCTTGAAAATACATTTATTAACTCTAGTACAAATATGAGATTTATTTGTCCGCATCATCCAAATTTAATACAAGATATAACTTTGAGTAATTTGAAAGCTGGAAAAGGTTGCGTATTATGTGGAATAAATCGCGTAGCACAAATAAATAGAACAGATTATGAAAAAATTAAATTAGAATTTAAAGAAAAAAATTTAAAATTACTTGAAAATATATATAAAAATAGTGCTCAATTATTAAAATATATTTGCCTAAAACATCCAGACGAAATTCAATATGTATCATATAATAATTTTTCTGTATCTACGTATATTTGTAAACAATGTAGAATCGAGGCTGTATCTGGCAGTAATAATTGGAATTGGAATTGGGATCTTACCAATGAAGAACGCATTGTACAACGTAAATATACGGAATATAACATTTGGAGACGATTAATCTTCGAACGTGATAATTATAAATGTAAATCTTGCAATAAAACTGGTGGCAAGTTAAATGCTCATCATATATATAGTTATTCAATTTATCCAAGTCTAAGACTTAATATAGATAATGGCATTACCTTATGTAAACAATGTCATAATAAATTTCATCGTAAGTATGGATATAAAAATGCCAGCGCAAACGATTTAGATACTTTTATTCAAAATAAGATAAGAAAAGAGGTGATTTGATAAAGTGTCAGACAAGCAATCTAATATGAATAATGAAAAATATACTGATTTTGTTGTTGGTTCAGATTTATCAAAACCTCAAATATTTCAGATATTTACATATGAAAATAAAGATCATTCTTTTAAAGGAGAATTAAAAAATTATAATTACAATGCCATATTAAAAGACAAACAAACAAATATATATAAACTAATGGAACTTTCAAATTTTTACATAGATGCCGACAGTATATATAGTGGAATAATAAGGCGTGTTTTAACGCCATTTTCTTTATCATCGGGCTATAGGCTTCTTTGTAAAAATGATCGAATATTACAAAAATATATCGATCATTATGAGAAGGTTGGATTTTTAGATGTGGCGAGAAGTATATTTTATGAATTATATGCATTTGCGAATTGTTATATATATTTTATGCCAGACGGTAGTTTAATAACATTGCCTCCGCATAGAATAAGAATAACTGATGTTATGGTGAATAATGAACCTGTTATTGAATTCAATGTTGTTGAATTAAATAGGCGTAGTAATTATGGAGGCATAGAAGGTTTTATAGATACTCTAATACAAAAGTATAAAGGATATCCACCTGAGATAACAGAATCGTTGAAAACTGGAACTACAGGAGCATGGATTCAATTAAATCCAGAAAATGTTTTTGTATTACAAGAATCAAAACCTATGTGGCAGAAATATGCTGTGCCTTTTATATCTACTTGTTTAAAACCATTAGCAAAAAAAGAGTTGATAAGTTATTATGAAGATGTTCAATTGAACATTGGCGCAAAAGGATTTCTTCATGCTAAATTGGGGCATGATGAGTTTTTACCAAAGCCTACACAAACTCAATTGGACGCAACGGCAAAAATATTCCAAGATGCGTTAAATAAATTTCCATTAGCTGTTACATCACATTTTGTTGATGCGAAATTCATTTCTGTTGACACAAAAGGTATGTTTGATAAATCTAAGTATTCTGAAATTAATAGTTTTATTTTATCGAGTGCTGGAATTTCGCCTTTGGTAGTCCTTGGAGAAAGTGAAGGTAGTTCATTTGCGCAGGCTAATATTTCTGTAAAAACTGCTGGAATGAGAATAAAGCAAAATCAGCAAAATTTTGCTGAAATGATGAAGAAATATAACAAAAAGCTTGCTGAAATGTGGAGAATATCGGAAACAAAAATACCAACATTTAAATTTAATGAAATTGATTTAATTGGCGATAGCGAAATGAAAGCTGAAGCCTTACAATTATGGCAACAAGGTTGTATTTCTAGGGAAACTCTTCTTGAATATCATGAATTAGATTATGAACAAGAAAAAGAGAGAAAGCAAAAAGAAAAAGAATCTGGCGATAATGAAATATTTATGCCACCTGTTAATCCTTTTACTTCTCCATTCGGTGGAGATTCAAATAATGATTCTGGTAGACCGACAAAAAGTATTAAAGATTCAAAACAAGACAAGAACAATAGCTTGACTTCAAAACAACCAAAACCATCAATGAAATAAAATAATGTAAGGGGTGCTATTAGTGGCTAAAAACCCTAAATATACTTACGAAGAAGTTAAAAATCTGTTTAAAAAAAGAAACTATACATTGATATCTGAAAAATTCAGAGCAAATATTTTCACTCGCGATATATTAGAATATATTTGCAATAAACATAAAGATAAAGGTGTTTTGAAAATTAATTTTAATTCTTTTTTACGTAATCATGGTTGTAAATATTGTGGCGAAGAAAAAGTTAAGATATTAAATCATAATAAGAAAAAATCTTTTGATGATGTAGTGCAAACTTTTAATAAATATAATTATATAATATTAGATGATAAATATATAAATAATAGAACATCTATAAAATGTGTTTGCAAACATCATGCAGATGTCATTCAATATAAAACATATTCTGATGTTCAGCAAGGATATGGTTGTAGGCTATGCAGTAATGAAAATCTACATAAAAAACTTAAATTAGATTTTAATAATATACAAAAAGAATTTTTAAAAAAAGATTTAGTTATTGTTCAAAATTTTTATATAAATAGTGGTATTCCAATTAAATATATTTGTTTAAAACATCAAAATATTATTCAAGAAATTTCTTGGGATAGTTTTAAACAAAATCATGGATGTAAATTTTGTGGTATAGAAAAAAATTCTGGTTCTAAACATCATAATTGGAAAAATGGTATTACATCATTAAATATTTATTTAAGAAAAAATATAGAAGATTGGAAAATTCAATCGTTTAAAATTAATAATTATAAATGTGTAATATCTAATGATTATGCAGAAGTAATACATCATTTATATCCATTTAATAAAATTGTTAAAGAAGTTTTAAATAATGTTGGCTTGCCTGTATATAGTACAATTAATGGATATTCAAGAGAAGAACTTCAAATATTGTGTAATGAATGTAATCGTTTACATAATATTTATGGATTTGGAGTTGCATTAACAAAAGATTTACATAACGAATTCCATAGAATATATTCAAATAAAAATTTTAGTCCCGAAGATTTTGAGCAATTTAAAACTAATAAATTATTATATATAGCTTAAATAACTAATGTATTATTATACATAAAAAGTAAAGTTGGTGGGATATAATGAACAAAGAAAAGATTTTAGCAAGTATTATTGAATTACATGATTCCAATGATGTTTATATGACTTTAGATGTTCTATTAATTACTTCAAGAGTAAATTTAAATAAAGCTAGGTTTACACCCGATTTCATTCATGAAATTGTTGAAAATAAAGATTTTTATATTGGTTTACCTCTTGTGTGTGAAAAAGAAAAACTTGAAAAAGGTAAATATAAACAACTTGGACATGCCTTAAAAAAGGATGGAACTTTTAAAACAGAACAAATTGGTAGTTATGTAGATTATTATGAAAAAGAAGCTGAAGATGGCGAATGGGAACTATTTGGAACTGTAAGGGTATTTAAAAGATTTAAAAATGTATGTGAAGCAATTCAAGAGTTGTTTGAGGATAAGTCTTTATTTTTTAGCGTAGAATGCTATGTTGGGGAGTATACAAAAAAATCTGATGGCACAAGAGAAATTGATGTCAATAAAGAAAATAAATTTTTTGGGGACGCGATTGTTTCATTTCCTGCTGAAGCGAAATCTACAGCACAACTGTTAATTGCTGAAGCATTAAATAATGATTTAGGTGGTGGTGAATTGAATAAAACTTTTGAAGATTTTTTCAAAGATACAAAATTGCATTTTGAAAATTGTGAACTTGATATCTATCAGGTTCAGAAAAAAGTATATCAGAAGTGTCGAGATCAGTTAGGTGATAAGATGTATGATTATTATTCGACTGATTTTGGTGTTAGTTTTATGATTTTACAAGACTATGTAAATGGTGATTACTATAGAGTTGATTATTCAGTTAATAGTGATGATGTAACAATCAGTGAAATGTATAAGGTTACAAAAAATTATTTACCTGTTGATTCTGGTTTAGCGGCTGGTTCAACAGATAATAAAACTTCAAATGTAGAAGATTCAGAATGTAATAAAAATTCAGAAATAAATAAGGAGGAAGAAAACATGACATTAGCAGAAGTTCAGGCTAAATTAGAAACTGCTGAATTAAAGATTAAAGATTTAGAAAATACTGTTACTGAAAAAGACACTGTTATATCTGAAAAAGATACTAAGATAAATGAGTTAAGTGAACAAGTAAATACTCTATCAGAAACAGTTGTTGTTAAAGACAATGAAATTGCTGAATTGGCAAAATCAAAAGAAGAACTTGATAAGATCAATCTTGAAAAAGCCGAAGTTGAAAAAGCTGAAAAGAAAACTGCATTAAAAGATAAGTACTCAAAACTTTTAAGTGAAGAAGTTATTGCTTTACCTGAAATTGCAGAAGCAATTGAAAATCTTGATGAAGCTGTACTTCAGGCAAAAGTTGTTGAATCGGCACTTGAAAAAGCCGAAGCAACAAAGGTTCAAAAAGATGAAAAACCTGAAACTAAAACTATGATTACTGCATCAAGAGTTACTGATGATATAAATCTTGGTGGAGATTTACTGAGTAAGTATATCACAATAGGCAAGTAATCAATAATTTAATTATTATAAGGAGGAAATATAAATGGCAGGATTTGTCGTAAAGGGAAATAATGAATATATCGGAACTGTGAAGTTGGCTACAGGTTCAGATGCAATGCACAATGGGCAATTTGTAAATGTAAACTGGACTGCTGGAACGGCTTCTACTCCAACAAATACTGATTTTGTGTATTTTGTTGAAAATGTAATTGATACTGTTGATGAACAACAGATCGATGATCTTGATTTTACAATTACCGCAGGAAACTATTTGAGAATTAAAGCATTGTTAGCTGGTGAAATTTTTATAACTGATAAAGCAGTAAGTACTCCAGCAGTTGGAGCAATAGTTGATGTTGGTACAACTGGCAAAATAACTGCAACTTCTGGTTCGCCTGTACAGAAATATCAAGTTATCGAAAAACCTACAATGTGGGGAACAACAGTTTATAAATGTGTAGTTCTTAATTAGTACTATTAAATTATTATAAGGAGGAAATATTAATGGCATTAAAAAATGATAAAGCCGTAGAAGTGTTTTCCGCGCTTCATTTGAATAAAATTAAAGACTCTGAAGTTGAAGTAGCAGAAGCCAGAGCAGCTATTAGGGAATTGGCTAAAAATCCAAATCCTATAAATAGATATGAAATAGCTCAATTACTTGCATTTGTAGTTAATGATATAATCAATCAGAAAACTCAATACATAGATTTATTTGCTGATGTAAAAAGGGTGGCAATTGGCGAAAAAGCTATGTTTAAAATTAAGAAATCAGGTATTAAAGCTTATCTACAAGCTAAAAATGGTACTACTCATAGAAGCAGAATCATGAATGCATATCAAGATGTTGATACAATTGAAGTATCTGCTAGACCTTATGTTAATTTATATGAATTAGCTGCTGGCAAAGTAAATTTCGATGAATGTATTACTGATGCTGCCGATGAAATGGAAAAGAAAATAGTTCAAGAAATTGAAGCTACATTATATGCTGCTTTTAGTGGATATAGTTCACCTTCATATGCTTCTGGTTCTGGTATTGTAGCTGCTACAATTGATCCAATGATTAGAGCAATGCAAAGACTAGGAAATACATCAATAATTGGCGATATTAATTGCATCTATAAATTAGCCGACTTGTCTGGTTTCACAGTGGCTACTACAACATATCAATTTAATGATGCTGCAATTGCTGAATTCAATAAAAATGGTTTTATTGGAAACTACAAAGGTAGCTCGGTTGTTAAATTAAACAACCCATTTGCAAGAGGCTCGTTGTCTACAACTGTATTGAAACAGGATTTACTTTACATAGTTCCTTCTGGCGCAGAAATGCCTTTGAAGGTTGTTATGGAGGGCGATGTAGAATCTATGGATCAAACAAATATCAATGATAACACAATGGAAGTTCAATTAAGGAAATATTTCGGTTCTGCTATAATTTATGGTGACAATCCACAAATCGCAGTATACGAAGATACAAGCTTATAAAAATAATTAAATAATTATATAGATGGGTAGTAATACTACCCATCTTAATTATATTAAACGGAGGATATAAAGGATATGGCTAAAGTAAAAGTTTATAATAAGAATAAGTTTGATATTGGAGTCAAATTAATAAATCCAGTTCGCGAACAAAATATAAAAGCTGGAAGTTTTACTATTTTAGAAAAAGACGATGTTTATTATTTAGATACAATATGCGCTTTATTTAGGCGCGGAATGTTAGTTATAGATGATGAGGAAGTTAAAGAAAATCTTGGATATGTTGAAGTTAACGAAAATATAAAATCAGATGATGAGTTGATATCAATTTTAAAAGGTAATTTTCTTAAAATGAAATCCGAATTATCTAAAATTAATGAACCTCATATCATAGATGCTATTTATAATGTTGCAAAAACAATTAGTGCCGAATTAAGTGGTGCTAAATTAAAATTTTTATCTCAGTTTTGTAGTAGAGATATCGATCTTGATGATATAAAAGATAATTAAATAGATAGGTGGGTTAATATGGCAACTGATATTAATGAAATAAAAGATCAACTTATAGATAATTTTGCCGATCAAAGAACACCTACAACATATTCTGATACTGATTATCTTAATTTTGCAATTAAGGGATGTAAAAGACTTTATAGAGATACAGGATTGAAAGACAATTGGGATTCTGAATTTTCTGTAGATTCACTTAATCGTGATTTAGATATTAATCAATATGAATATTGTGTTATTGCTTCTGAGATTGAAATACTTAAAAAAATTAGAACATCATGGAATACAATGATTGGTTATACCACTAATGCTTTAACAATAGCAAATGCCGACAAACCATTTAAGTTTTTAACCGAAACAATAAAAGAGAAAGAAAAAGAATTGGTAGATTTATTCCATAAAATGACAGATGTTGCTAATATGTCCTCAATCAGTGCCATAACTGTTGATGCTGTCGATTATGATTTTGATGATTGAGGTGATTGTTGATGAAGATAGAAATTGTATATAAAAATAAAGATTTAGAAATTGTTGGAATCGAAGAGTTTAGTTTAAATGAGTATTGTCATTTATTAGGTCAAAAAACATTGAGTTTGTTATATCAAATTGAAGATATGAATAAAGGTATTGTTGAATATATGGATATAAAAAAATATATATTTAATCTTGCTGGAAGTATTCAGAGATTACCTGAAAATCTTATTGACGAAGAAATAAAGGAAACTAAAGTAAAAAAACCTGAAGATAAATCCTTTTTTGACTTCCTGTTGAGAAGGAGTGAGTAAAAATGTACTTTTATGTTCCGAGTTATTTAGAGGATGATTTCGATGATAGTTTAAGCATTAATGGTAAGACATGTACTTTGAATTATAATGCAACAACTCCAACGTCAATCGTTGTTAACATAAATACTCTTGATTTTAAGTCAAATATGAAGGGTATGAGTGATAATACATACGCTATTCAGGCATCTAAAAGTTCCGCTATTAAAAAGGGAGATTATTTAACCGATCCAGATGGTAAAGTATATTTAATTAGTTGGACTCCAGCAGAGGAAATAAATTGTTTAACCTCACAGATTCAACTATGTACAAACACATTTAATTTTGAGAGATTTCATGGAATTACATATGATTCAGATGGAAATAGTGCAACTCCTTGCGGTTATGATGATGTTGTAACTGATATTAAAGGATTTGCTTATAGATATGGAATGGGATTGTATGATAGTACTGATGGACAAATAGGTATTCCACCAACACAGAAAATATGTATAGGTATTCAATATAATACTGATACATCAAATATTCAAATTAGCGATGAGTTTTCATATAATAACAAACAGTATGTTATTACAGATACAGATTATACACAAATGAATGCCTCTGGTACTGATGGTATTTTGATTTTATATGCTCAAGTGTTAGAAGGTGGTAGGAAGTGTTAAGATTTAATGGAACTAGATTCATAAAGGATGTTGAGAGAATTTGCAATAGAGAGCTTGATAAAGTTGCTAAAATTTTAGTTGAATTTATGATTGGTGAAATATCGCAAATACCACAAAGTGGAACTATTGATGCTGTTGGAAAACCTGATTGGAGATTGGATGTTATTGAAGCATTAAAATTTATCGCTAAAATTGAAGGATCGATGTTAGTAAGAGATGTTGGTTTGATTGAACCTAGTGATAATCTAAAAATGAAAGCAATGATTATTGAATTCGGTATGGGAACTGAAGCCGATATGAAAAATCCTTGGATTGATGAGTATTTTTCATCGGAATATTATCATAGTGAACGTGGTGGCATGTCGGTGTTTGGTAGAAAAGATAAAGAAGTATATGATATAGATGATGATACTTGGTATGAAAGCACCGCTAATCACGATAAAGAAATACCTTATTTCAGACAAAGAGGTTCACATTTTTGGACAAAGATTTTTGGTAATTCAAAAGATTTGGCAAGAAGTTATTTTAATGCTGCCTTATCCAATGTTCATAATAGCATTCGAATAAAAGATTATATTGAAAATAAGTAAGTAGGTGATACTATTGAGTATTGCAGCCGATTTTGGAGCTATCATAAAAATACTTGTTAATGATAGCGATTTAAAAGAGCTTATGGATATCCCTGTAGCTTCAAGAACTGATTATAAAGTGTTAATAGAAAAATATTTTTTACAAACAATGGTCAGTGATGAGTTTACAAATGATGGTATATGTAGATTATTAGTTAGAAATGCACCACAGAGAGAAACAAACAATGATTATGTTAAGTGGGATGGCTTAATAATTGAAGTTTATGTACCAAAATCGAAGGATTTAACGACAGGATTTCAGACGAGAATTAATCAGATAAGCGATAGATTGATTACATTATTCAATCGAAATTATATAAATGATAATAAATTATATTTTGTTAATTCATTTGAATTAACTTCTCGTAGTAATAATTTCAAAAGATATGTGTGTACATATGAATATAAAAAAATATATAAATAGTTATTTTCTTTTTATTCCCTATTTTCGGGTTTAAATAAATAAAAAACATAACTAAAAATTAATAAGGAGGAAATATATAATGGCTTTTAATGGTAAAGGTTTTATAATTGATGCGCCAAAAATATTGTTACAAACAGCCAGTGGTAATTCACACCTTGCAACTGCTAATCAAGGTCAAGTAACATTTGGTGGCGACAGCATAGAGTTAACTGGAGGTTGGTCGTTTTACAATTTGGCTGAAATTGACACAAAGAAAACTCTATCCATTTCATTAACCGATGCTCAATGGGACTTAGATTCGCTGTGGCTTAGTTCAGGTGGAGCTAAAACAGTTGCAGCTTCAGAATTTTATTATTTTGGAACACCTTACACTGTAGATTCTACTGCTTATACTGTAACTTTGACAGGTCATGTTGCTGTTGCTAGTTCTGTAGAAATTAATGGTTATACTGAAATTGCTACAACTACACCGACCGCAGCTCAATTTTGGGTTTCAAACAATGGTACTGATACTACATTGCATTTTCATAGTGGTGCTGCTAGTGATGTTATATATCCAGCATACAAGGTGGCAACAACCGCAACTACTGATATATTAACAGTACAAACAACTGATTTTGCGGCTGCTGGTTCAGCTATAGTTCAATTCCCTGTTTATTCTGATGCAGATGCTACAGATTCAACAATTGTGGCTTATGCACAATTAGAAGTTTATAAAGTAAAAATACTGCCTACATATGAATTTGCAGGTTCTTATAAACAAGGAAGTTCATTTAAACTTGATTTGAAAGGTCTTGATCCACGTAGAACTGATGGTAATATGTGGCAACTGATTGTAAATCCAGTTTAATAAATAAATTATTATATAGTATTGACAATTATATTTTTATATAGTATAATATGATTATGGGATATATTTAAATAGTATATCCCATAAATATTTTTTGGGGAGTAATGGATGAAGACAATACTATATGCTAACACTTTAGATTATAATTTTCAATTACAACAAAGACCACATCATTTAATGAAATTGCTTTCAGAAAGAGGATGGAAGGTATTTTGGGTTAATAAAACAAGGAATGAAGGTAAGTTAAGGGATAGATTGAATGATAATTTTGAAGTTTACCATAATTGGGAAGTGTTCAAAAAAAGAAATCCTAAAGTAAATATATATTTTTCATCATGGTCATTTAGACATATTGATTTAAATCAAATTGATTATGATATATGCGTTTATGATTCATTAGATAATTTCGAACAAAATGCCACAAAGGAACATTTGATGATTGATAAAACAGATATATTATTAGCTACTTCGCAACCTCTTTATAATTTAAGATCAAAAGAACATGATAATATATATATGTGTCGAAACGCTTGTTTCCCTGAACTTGGAAAATTAAATTATGATATCCCAAATGATTTAAAGGAAATTAAACAGAATGGCAAACCAATAATTTTATTTAGTGGGGCTTTAGCTTATTGGTGTGATTTAGAATTAGTTGAGTTAATTGCCAAGGATTATAACATGGTGGTAGTTGGATTAGGTTGGGATATTAAAAAAATTCCTGAAGGGGCAATTTATCTTGGTTATAAGAAATACGATGAATTACAAGCATATTATCATTATTGTGATGTTAATATATTGCCTTTTAAAAGATGTCAGGTTTCAGACTTTTCAAACCCAATCAAAAACTATGAAGCAATGTCACATGGCAAAATAACTGTTGCTACAGATATTCCAGAGGCAAAGTTATATCCAGAAGTAATATTTGTAAGTAGAAATCATATAGAATTTATGCAGAATATAAATAGGGCATTAAAAATAAAAGATGATGAGGACGTAAAGGAAAAGTGTTATCAATATGCCAATGAAAATAGTTGGCATAAACGAGTAGATATCATTGAAAATGCAATAAACGATTATTGTAATAAGCAGAATATTATATTGGGATAAAGGATTAAAACGGTGAGTAATATGGATAAGAGGAACATTAGGGTTTTATTTTTATCACAAGCACCATTAATAAAATATGGATTAAAAAGTGGTTTTGATAAATTAGGATGTGAAACTTCTTTTTTAGATGATGAATGTTATGCAATATGGGAAAAACCGCAAGACTTACATAGAAAATTAATTTTTGAAAGAATAGATAGATTTAAACCTGATTTAATTTTTTCAGAGGGTTATGCAACAATGCCACTACATGAATTCTATCCTGTTTTTAAAAGTAAAGGTATTCAAACACATTTATGGGATATTGAAGCTGATTGCACTCCGCAAATAGGCGAATGTTTTGTGCTTAATTGTGATTATTTTTGGACTACAATGGGAGAAAAAATACCTGAATTTAAACAAAGAGGTTTAAATATTGGGATTGGTAATTTGTTGTTTGGATGCAATCCAGATTTTCATAAACCAACTCCACCAGAAGATAGATTTAAACATGATTTAAGCTTAGTGGCAAGAAATTATTCAAATAGATATAAAGAAAGTGGCTGGTTTGTAATGCCGTTTCTTGAAAAACAATATGATTTAAAAATATATGGATTGTGGTGGAATGATACTACAAGACCAATCAATTTAAAGAGCTATCCTAATAATTATTGGCAAGAAGATGGATATATTGAATTGCCTTATGAATGGCTCCCTATCGTAATTAATTCAAGTAAAGTTATTCTCGGAATGAATGTTCCAGTAAATAGCAGTATTCATTGTTCAATGCGTCCATTTGAAACACTTGCCAGTAGTGATAATAGTATCTTATTAGGTCATTATCAAGAAGGTCAATATAAGATATTTGGTGATTATATGTATCATGCAAAAAACACGAATGAAGCTATTGCTATGACAAATGAAATATTATCAATGACAGATGAACAAAGGCGAGAAAAAGCAAGATTGGCGCGAGAATTCGTTATTGAGAAACATAATTATACTCTTAGAGCGAAACAAGTACTTGAAGGATTTTATAAACTTGGAGGTTTAAGTTAATGGAAAATATTAATACAAAGGAATATTGGGACAATAGGTTTAATACAAATTGGGAATTATTGAATGGATTAAATCAAACTAAAGATTTTATGGAATGTATTTTAAATAGTCTTCCTGTTTATTTAAAGAAAGTTTTTAGTTCAAATAATGTAACAATAGCTGACATTGGCTGCGGTATTGCAACTGGCAGTGAAGTAATTAAAAATACTTTTCCGAATGCTGATGTTACAGGAATAGATTTTTCTGAAGTAGCTTTAAATAAAAATAAAGAAATGTTTAAAGAGATTAATTTTAGAGATGAATTAGATGAATATTATGATATATGTATTAGTTCAAATGTATTGGAACACACAGATGATCCAATGAATGAATTGAAAAATATCTTAAATCATTCAAATAAATATGCAATTATATTAGTGCCTTACAAAGAGCAATTGGGTGATATAGAAGAACATATACATAGTTTTGACGATGATAGTTTTCCTAAAACGATAAATGATTTTAAATTAAGCTTTACCAAGATTGTTAAAACAAAATTTTGGATGTGGGAACAGTTATTATTGGTTTACAGAAAAGGAAAATAGTTAGAGAAAACTTATAAATACTTATAAAAATCAATAATAATTTATAATTTTTTAATTAATATAGATAGTTTGCAAAAAAGGAAGTGATATATTGATTGTAGGCAGAAAGATTAAATTGCATCCAAATATAAATCAAGAACAGCTACTAAAGCAATTTACAGGAACATCAAGATTCGCATATAATTGGGCATTAAATAAACAACAATTAAATTATAACAATGGCAAGCCATTTATTCAAGATGGTGAATTAAGAAAAGAATTTACTCAATTTAAAAAAGAACAAGGTACTAAATGGTTATATGACATAAGTTGTGATGTGCCAAAACAAGCCATAAAAGATGCTTGTAATGCTTATAAAAGATTTTTTAAAAAACAAGCGAAATATCCTAGATTTAAAAGCAAAAAAGATAAACAAAGTTTTTATCAGGATGTTTTTAAAATTAAATTTATGAATGGAAAAGTTTATATTTCATCCATTGGATGGATAGATATTGCTGAAAATGTAAATGAAACAAAAGTTCAAAATCCAAGAGTATCTTATGATGGGGTTGGATGGTATATATCATTTGGAATAGAGCAAGAAAAATCATTATTAAATAAACCTACCACAGAACCAATAGGTATTGATTTAGGGATTAAAGATTTAGCAATAGTTTCAAATGCTAAAGTTTATAAAAATATAAACAAAACCAAGAAGATTAAAAAGTTAAAGAAACGATTAAAACGACAACAAAGGAAAGCATCTAAATTATATGAAAAAATTAAAAGGAAGGAGATAGTTGCTAAAAGTAAGAATCTGATGAAAAT